AAAAGAACAACGATGACTAAACCACTAACATTCAAATATATTACTCGTGCGATTGATACTCATGGAGTTCATCATCTTGATGCTCTGGATGAGTTTGGACGGCACTGGTATGCTAAAATGAAACAAAAAGATGAACCTTGGCTTAATTATATTCAACACTGGACTTTGAGAACAGACTGATGACTAAAGATTGCAAGGATAAAACTAAACTACTCAAGATGATTGAAAATGTTCTTCAAACAGCACCACCTAATGAGGGGGTAGAAGCACAAGCAGTGATTGATGCTACAGCAGATTGGTTTGAAGAAGTGCTACAGACTATGGGTATCACACCATCCTGTATTCCAACTCTGCTACGATGGCAAGCCCACCAACATGAGTATCTGAACGATGATGAACCTCACCGCTGAACAGTTCGCCATTCTCCAGACCCTGATGCCTTATAATACTCTCATACACAAACAACTCTTATGAACATCAACGGTTACGAAATCAAACCTTTTGCTGACCTTAGATGTGGAGTTGGATGATGACTAAAGGAAAGGGGGTTCAGAAAAAATCAGACTCGCTTTTTCCATATGAAGAATTTCCAGTTCGTCTGGAACATATGGACGGTAAGGTATTTAAGGTTTGTTTTTTCAAGGATAAAGATCACTTGACAAAATACATAGATCGTGCTAAATTGAAATTGAAACAATGTTTGGTGTCTTATAAAAATGAATCATGTTCTTGATTCTACAACCCCCTGGTACGAATGGCTATCATACCTAGAATGCTGTGAGAGTTTGAATAGAACCCCATCAGTTACAAGGTTTCTGAGATACAATGCATACTTTCGCAAATATGGAATCAAATGATGTATAAACCAACAAGTGAAGAACGACTTTCAAAACTTGAAGAAGAGAATGTTAGAAATACAAACTCTCTCTATGAACTTCATAATATTATTGACCGAATTGAAGTAAGACTGAATTACCTTGAAAACCTAATTATTGGAGACAACAAATGAATAAAGAATACAATTTGAGGCAAATTCAAGATTTCCTGTGCGATGCCTTGAATGATGATACAGTAACTGCTGATGAGATTTATGATACGATTCTTGAATCTATTTCAGTAATAGTTGAGTATCATCAATCAAACTATACAAAGGCTCAAAGAGCTTTTGATTTGATAAAAGATTATGTAAAACCAAATCCAACAGTGCTTGAAAAGGATTTATATAATGATGCAATAAAAGAAAGAGAATATTATGAACCATCTACGCCTCTTTGGGGACATAGTGATTTGGAATATGGTATTCATCATAAAGAAGATAAAGTAGTCAAGTGGCAACTTCCTATTGAAGTAAGTGATGACTTGGAAGAATATGTAATCAATCTTCCTGAAGATTTACTAGAAGCAGCAAATCTCAAAGAGGGAGATACTGTGGAATGGATTGATAATGGTGATGGGAGTTATATCATGAAAAAAATCATTATACATAATACAGCAGGTGATTTAAAATGAACTCGTTTTTAAAGGAAAATAATTATTTGGTAATTCCAAATTTTATTAATTATTCTCGGGCTAAAAATCTTGCAGAAGAATTTAAAAACTTTGTAAGTAATAACAATATTTCTGGAGATGACCAAGTTCCACTTTCATCCTCAAATTATAATTATATTTCATTTTTAGAACTTCTTTGCGAAAAAACTCCAGAAGTTTCTAAACAGTTGGAAGAAACTGTTCTCCCAACATATGTGTATTCTAGAATTTATAAAAATCAAAGTATTTTAAATTCTCATGTTGATAGAGATGCTTGCGAAATTTCTTTAACTTTACATTTGGGTGGTGATGCTTCTTGGCCAATTTGGATTGAAACTCCTCAGGGAGAAAAACGTTCAATTCAATTAAATCCAGGAGATGCAATGATGTATCTTGGATGTAAAGCATCTCATTGGAGAGAAGAATATGCTGGAGAATGGTATGCTCAGGCATTCTTACATTATGTAAGAAGTCGTGGTGAAAAATCTTATGCATATTTTGATAAAACAGATCAGGAAAACTGCACAGAGTCAAATGATTTAAAAACTACCGTTAATGTTTCCGAAACTCCAATTGAAACTTGTTCAAATAAAATTTCACCAGTTTTAATTGTCCCTAAACCCGAAACAAAACTGGAAGATTTTATTCATGTATTTGATAATGTTCTGCCAAAAAATATTTGCGAAGATATTTTGAAAGAATATAAAAATAGTGAAGATTGGAATTTTGCAGCTACTGCAGTTGGAGTTAATTTAGATATGAGAAATTGTAGACAGATCTTAACCAGTGATAGTGGAATTTTATCAAAAAATTTAGAAGTTAGAACAAATCTGGATGAGCAAATTTATCAAGGTGTTAAAACTGCTGGCATTAAATATGCAGAAATTCATCAAAATTTTAATATTTCAATAGATACTGGATATTCACTTTTAGAATATACTGAAGGTCAGTTTTATGTTCAACATACAGATTCGTTTAAAGAACAGCAAAGATCTGTATCATGTTCAATTCAATTGAATGACGATTATATTGGTGGAGAATTTGCTTTTATGGATAGATCTATAATGATTCGGGCTTTGCCAGGATCTGCTATTATGTTTCCATCTAATTTCATGTATCCCCATGAAATTATGCCAGTAAAAAAAGGAACTCGGTATTCAATTATTACTTGGTTAGTATAAACTAAATAGTCTATCTAAAATTGTATCATGGCAGTATTAACATCTACAGGAATTACTTTTGGAAATGGAACAATTTTAAATTCCAGATATGGTATTATACCTCAAAGTAGTATAATTCTTATACGACAAGCAAATGCTCCAACAGGTTGGACTAAATTAACAACTCACAATGATAAAGCATTGAGAGTTGTAAGTGGAGCTGGTGGAGGTAGTGCTGGAAGTTTTCCGTTTTCAGCAGTTCATAGTCCTGCAGTTTCTGTGCCGGGAGCTATTGGTGCAACATCTTTAGATAGTACTACTATAGCATCTCATTCTCACAGCACAATTCCCGCTATTGCAGTATCTACCGGTAGCCCATTAGGAACTGGAGGGGGGTTTGGTCAACCGTTTAATACAAACCCTATAACAACCGGAAATGCTGGCTCAGGGGGATCACATAGTCATCCAGTTACAGCAGGAAGTTTTCCTTTCGCAATTTCCTATGTGGATATTATACTCTGCCAATTCAATTAATAAATATTAAATATTATAATCCATTATGGCAATATTAACATCCGCAGGGATTACTTTTAGTGACACTACAAATTTGAATTCCAAATATGGAATTATTCCACAATCTACACATTCAATATTTTATCAAGCTAGTGCTCCTACAGGATGGACTCAAGTAACGGCACAATCTAATTATGCTTTACGAGTGGTAAGTGGAACTGGAGCAGGAATTGTTGCAGCAACAGAATTTACTACTATGTTTAGCCCAAAAGCTTTGGCTTTTGGTATTTCTGGAGGAACAACCATAGATAATAATACAATGGGGGTACATGAACATGTAAGTAATGTTCCAGTAATGCGAACTTCCGGAGGAGCAAATACTGCAGGAGGTTTACCCAGAACTTTTAATACTAACCCCGTCGGACTTAATAACGCAGGTGGTGGACAATCACACATCCATGGATATACTGTAAACCAAAACACAAATTTTTCTATTTCATATATTGATGTAATCTCTTGTACATTTAATTAAAAATTAATCTTATGGCTATACTAGATGCTAATGGAATTACTTTTAGTGATAGTAGTACTTTAACTACTAGATATGGTATTGTTCCTCAGTCAAGTGTTAAATTATTTTTTCAAGCTGCTGCTCCCACTGGGTGGACAAAACTTACTACTCACAATGATAAATGTTTACGACTTGTTGGTACTACTGGAGGTGGAAGTGGGGGAAACATAGCATTTTCTACCATATATTCAAACCGAACAATTCCTACCGGATCCGTAACTAGTTTAGCTTTAAGTTCAAACCAAATTCCAAGTCATTCTCATTCCTTTGGTCCAGTTCATCAGCAAGGTGGAGGTGCAAGATATGGAAATATTAACCCACAAAGAATGAATCCCGCAGTAGTTGGAATGAATAATGCTGGAGCTAGTTTTAGCCACACTCATCCATCATCAGTAGGTCCAGTAAACTTGACAATTCAATATATAGATGTTATACTGTGTTCATTAGACTAATTATAAAATCATGAATCAAATCAAACCTGGAAATTATTGCCCATTAATTAAAAAGGACTGTATTGGACTGAAATGCTCTTGGTATACTCAAATCCGAGGTATGAATCCAAATACAGGTGAAGATGTGGATCACTGGGGATGTGCAATTACTTGGCTTCCAATGCTTACAATTGAAAATTCTCAACAACAAAGATCCACAGGTGCTGCTGTAGAAAGTTTTAGAAACGAAGTTGTGAAAGCAAATCAAGAAAATCAAAGATTATATTCCCAAATAGTTTCTGAAGGAATTCTTCCAGCTACAGTTACCCCACTAAATATTCCACTCAACACTTTAGAATCGGGAGAATCTCAATGAGAATATCAGCAATTCCAATTGACGGAACAATTTGTATTGATGGTCAATGTTATCTAGATTTAGATCTTTCTTGGATGCCTGTAGACGTACATGCAATTCAATGGATGGATGATCATGGTGAAATTGAATTTATTGATACTTCACCAAATAGACCTATTGATAAATTGGGAATA